TCTTCTAGCGTAGCCACGTTGTGAGCGCCTATAGCTTGGATAAACGCATCTTTAGTTGGTGAGTATTCTATAACGTCAGATATTCTAAGCGATAAGCACTCTGCTACTTGAGATGTTAAATATAAACCAGACTGCAATATATGTCTTGTAGCCGTGTTACTATTAGCTGCCGCTAATTTTTGAACACCAACCAAAGCGTTTGAGTCTGGCGTGCTGCCGTCTCTAGCTTCGTTAAGCCCGGTAGTATCTCTAATCATTTGTAGGTAATAATTGTAGTTACCTATTAAAGCTTGCAGTTTGTTTCCTCCGCTACTGCTTCTTATTTCTTGTATAGGTACTTTCCCTGGATTCATGTCGCCATCAGCAGTCATTGATCTACCAATAACAGAACCTGTTTGGAAGAACATGTTTAAAGCTTCCTGAGGATTGTAGTTCGTTCCGTTACCTAAGTCTATTTCAGCTAAACCATCAGCGTCTAAATAAACACCGTCAGGCACCATGCGTGACATCACTTGCTGAATCTTTAAGTGAGTAAGTTGTATCATATCTGCAAAACCAGTGATACGACTAACTAAAGATTCTATACGACCTTTATACATTCTAGGCGCTACTACAGAGTAGTTCATTTTAACCTTAGTGTAATCGCTTTTTGGACGCATCATGTTTTTAGACATCTCCCACTTAAGCAGTTTATTAGCTCCAACTATATAAGCGCCTTCGTACAAGCACTCTACGTTTGACTGCACTTTTGAAAAGTTTGAGTTTTCATTTTCTGGAGGATTAAATGTATCGTCTTTTTCTATAGCTCTCTCTAATCCAGTAGCAGTTTCTTTTATTTTATAAACTTGATTCATGTACGTTTTGTAATTAAAATACAAAACCTTTACCTTGTTATTGTCTTTGTTGTTATAAGAAGTATAGTTGTCATACTTATAATTATCTTTCTTCTGTATCTCTTCTAAGTCTTCTTGAGTTAAATGAGGAAATTGCTTGACTAGTTCGTTGATTGGTATTTCTTTTATTTCTCCAGCGTAATAAATATCATCAAAATACGGAGACTCAGTGTACGAGTAAACTAGATCAGCAGGATCTACATAATCTATAGTTATACCTTCAGACGTGTTAAAGCTTGTTTTTACAGCGCCAATACCTAAGACAGTTAAGTCGTAATAAAATCTTTTTTTAATTAAGTCATATTGATTACCCTCAAATAAAACGTTTAAAGCTTGCTCTTCAGCTAGCTCTACAGCTTGTTTGTAATCTAGTTGCATGTGAAGCTTTAACTCTTCCTCGCTTCCAGGTAAAGTTTCAGGATCATTTTGATATAGATTTACTCCAAAAGCTTCACCCACGTAGTTGTTTAAATCTTGAGTTTTCATATCTCTAAGTATATTCTCCATATACTCAGTTCTTTTTTCTACGCCAAACGGATCTTGCGAGTAAGCTTTTATGTCGTAAGCTTTGTCAGCCATACCGTTAACTACTATATCAACAAATTTAGGTATAATAGGGACTGGCTTCCAGTCTAAGTTTAAGTAAGACAAATCACCATTAATAGATAGTTCGTCTTTGTACTTTTGTATAGATTGCTCACCTCTAGCGTACAACCTAAGTTTGTGAAAATTTCTTTGATTATGACCGTGCATGTTGTAGTTTGCTCCTCTAGCGGACTGGTTATCACCATACCACTCATGCTCTATAGCTTGAGCTACTTTTAAACCGTAGTCATAACTAACTTTCTCAATGTCGCTAACTACTTGACTTGGGAAATATTTGCCTGTAACTTTACTAGCCATACTTAATTTTTGATTATTTTCGAGGAATAGCCGTCGTTTGAATATCTAACTATACCTAAGTTTAATTTTTGTTTTTCTCTGTTTTGTGTTGGTCTATATAGGTGTCTATTGCAAGCCATTATAGCAAGTCCACTACTAATAGAGGCATCATGCTTTGTTCTTTTATTTATATCAAACTTAGCCCAATCGTTTAACGTTTCGTTGAAATATACTGTCCCATACGTTCCGTCTTGTTTCAAGCCAACGTGGTCGTTTATGTACATCTCAATTGCAGCGGCGTGAGCTTGCTTAATATCTTCACTAGAGTTTGGCATTCCCCCAACTTCCTTTTCAGCTGTTGATAGTTTGTTCCAAACTTTATCTGGTCTATTCATACTAAAACCTCTATAGCCTCTTCTCTTAAAATAATAAAGAAGCCTTGGCTTATTATTTTCCGCAAGTATTGGCATGCCATAAAATATACAAGCCATTAATACATCTTCAAAAAATATTTCAGCGGTTTGTGGTCTAGCAATATATTCTAAAAAAAACGCATTAGCAGGAGCTGACTCCATACTAAACTTAGTCAGTCCATGAAGAGATCCGTTGGATCCTCTACCATCAACAGTACCGCTAATATCATAGCTATCGCAACCAAAAGCTCCAATATGTTCATTTCCAGGATATTTTACTCCATTTTTAAGTATTACTCGGTTTTGTAAATTTCTATCAGGCACCCAGCTAACTTTAAACCTACCGTTAGGGTCTGGGTTAAAAACAACTTGAGTATCTTTTACTCCTCCGGACCACTGAAAACTACCTGTAGTTACAACAGAAGAGTTTCTGTTACCTTCGTTATAGTCTACTTGCTCGTATATTTTTGCTAGATTAAACAGGCTGTTTTTAGTTTCATCTCTAAACGCGTGCTCTTCGGTTCTTGGAAACTGACGATAGAATTCGTTTAAAGCGTCTTGGTCGTCTTTTAGACCGTCTACTTCATTCTCCCAGTGATCAACTACACCTACGTCTATTAATTCACCGTCTGGTCCATAAACATCTCGTCTTGGAGTAGTGAAGACAGGTCGTCCATGTTCGTCAATAAATCCTTCAAAGTTCCATTCCATTGGAATAAACAAAGCATATAAACCAGATTTTGTTTGGCCATTTCTATTTCTTTTTGTGACATCGCTGTCGTTATATAGTTTTTTAAAGTTACCACCACCTTTATCTAACGCGTTACTAGTTGATCCCATCATACACTTACCTATAATCCTACTACCTAGTCTAAGGCAAGTTTTAGTTACCCGCCAGTTGTTAAGTATATTGTCAGGCCTTTCCCACTTACCGCTTTCATCGTGAACTAGCAAACTAAGTTTTTCACCGTCATAGCTGTTATCACCTGTATTTTTCCAATCAATAGTAGTGTCAAGTCCAACCAGCTCTTCCTCTTGTTCGTTTGTAGTAATTTTTCTACGCGTAAACTTACTAGCAGGAACCCTATAAGCAAGTTCACTTTTAGGTCTGTCCATACCATCTTGTATGGGTTTGAAGAAGAACGGATAGTTAATAGATATTGGTACAACTTTGTCGGTAAACATTTTTTTAGCATCTGCTCCTGATTTTGATAATATTCCGTAACGCGCGTCTGAAGATATTGTAGCTTGATTTACTGTTTCTGCTGAGCTCATGAAAGAAAAACCAGAACGTCTGTTTTTAAGATAACACATGCCGTAGCACCTTTTGTCAGCTTTGCAAGCTTCCCAAAATATAAAAAACAATCTATTAGCTTCACGAAAGTCTGGAGCGCCGACATCTATTTTTGACCATTGGAGGTACATATAGTGAGTTCCTGTAAGATAAGTTGGAACACCAGCATTTTGAAACCAGAAACCCTCGTCACGCCTTTTAAATTCTTCATCTATATAATCGTACCATTGCTCTTTTTGCTCTTCCGGATATGCTCTCCAGTCAAATATAGTTTTTATTTTTTTTAAAATTTCAGGTTTAGGTATCTGCTTCCACCTGTCTTCGTCATTACTGTAAACTTTCGCAGGAGCCTTTGGCAAAGCTATCTTCAAGCCTTGAATGTCGTAAATCTCTCCTATTTGACCAGTCTTAGACAAAACGACAACATCGTGCTCTTTGTTGTAGCCGTACTTCCACTTCTTAGACCTGTTAAGTCTTTTTAAAGTGTTTATCTTAATAGGTTCAACTATTCTATATAAAGACTGCTCGTAACTCATTTAGATCTTCCCTCAGCAAATCCTTTAAATACACGTTCTTCTTTCTTCTCAGATTCTTTTCCATTGAGTATCGCCTCTTCCTCTTGTATTCTGTTAAGTATTTCGAATGCATCAAATATAGCGAGTTTCTTCGTCGCAGCGGCGTTTTTAAGTCTGTCAGCAGTAATGTCATCGCCACTATCAACGATAGCCTCTTTTGCCACTTTAATGAGCTCTTCAACTGCCTTATGCCCAGCTTGGATTATACTCTTCTTCGTTTCCTTGATATTCATATTTAATTGTAATAAAATGAGAATAAACTCTATAAAGTCTTTCGCCGTCAATAACAAACTCGTATTCACTGCCTGGTTTAAAACCTACTAGATCACCTATGTCTACAGAGCCATCTGTATATTTGACTATACCCATTAAAGGTTGCTCTTCTTCAGTAGAAAATTGATCTGTAGACTTTATGGGTTTAATAAAACAAAAGCCTTTTAAAGCTTTCCAATCTTGCGATCTCTTATAAGCGAACATTTGATCTTCACTTACAAAGTACATACCTTCTTTATAAAAAGCTCTACTGTTTTTTTCTTCACCCTTTACGTTATGCCATCGCCTAAAAACATTGTGGTGTACTATTACAGTGTCACCT